TCTCCCTGTTTATCAATAACACTGTCATGTTGTCATTCCGTAAATGTTGTCAACTGCTTACTGTAAGTTCTTACAGTAACCACTTGATAACTATTTCTCATTTTCTAAAAATATATCCCCCTGGGGGGTAGGCAAATCTAACGATGACGGGGGGTCTTCCTCAGAATCGGAAAAAGATTGGGATGGTTCGAGTGGAATAGTATGCTCGGCCTGGCGCGGAGTCCCGTTTTGCATTTCGGGGGGTGGGGGTACGGTGGGGTCATCGGATGCGCCTACGAGCTCGGTTAGCAGGTCGGATGCGTCGACGTCTACAGCATCATCGCTTGATAGCATCATCGATTTGAGTTGATCTAGTATTTGCGAACGTATCGCTCCGCTGTCTTGAACCGTTTCCACTCGCTTCGTTTCTCTGAACATATCGACGCCGACAACTGTCCCTAAAACTTTAACGGCCGCCACTCTTACGCTGTCGCGATCGCTATTAGTTGCTACATCCGTGAGCGTTGAAATAATAATAGCCTTCAATGCTTCGGCTGAATGCAATGCAGCTAGTTCTTGAGCGCGCTCTAATGCTTCGATCGTATGCGCTACCTTATCGTTTTTGGTTAGCTTGTGCGCGTTGACGTTAACGGTATTCGATTTGGCGCTTGTGTCATATGCTTTGCGGTATGCATCCGAAGCTGTCAGGCCGTCTATAACAATCCCTTCAGCGAATCGTTTTTGTTTTTTAGTCAAGCCGGATATCTTAGGTATACCGAGAGACGATGGTAAACCCTTGGCCTTTATGGTCTCTATAGCTTCCCTTGTCTGTTTCCTACTTACCTGTTTCATAGCGTACTGACTTCCCTTCGGGATTACTCGCGCGCGGCCGGCGCTGACGTCGACGTTATACAGGAACATATAGGGAAAATCAATCAAAACCTGGCTGGCTATAGAAAAATACAATCAATGAATACAATACTTCATCCGCTCATGTGTATTGCATGTGAGCCTATTACATGAAAGAATAACCATGCATTGACGTTGTTTAACTTAATAACAGGAGCGAGTAATGAATAAAGCACAAAAACGCGAAATAGAGAAAACCCTATCGTACGGTCAACACTTAGGCGCTGATTACTTAGCGCGCTCACTATCGGCGCTTATACGATCCGCACGGACAAATAAGCAAAAGCACGAACTATTGATAATTGCGCGTGATGTCAACGTAGCACACCACCCTGAATTCATTTGCTAACCGGAGCCGATAATGATCAATCCATACAAAGCACAATTAAAAGCCGAGCATTTGACGTATCGCCCGATTCTAGGTGAATCATCCGCTAAGACAATCAAGGGACAGAAAATAGGTTATCTCACGGCCATATGTTACCTAGTCCCAGATGCAAAGCTTTGTCCCTTTGCTATACAAGCCGGCTGTTTTGACGGCTGTTTAAATACGGCCGGCCGTGGTGCTTTCAATAGTACCCAAAAAGCGAGAGCGGCAAAAACACGATTCTTTAAAGAGAATCAGCGCGCTTTCATGCTGTCCTTATGTGCTGACATATGGGCGCATAAGCGCAAAGCCGAGCGGATTGGTCTAATCCCACTCGTTCGGCCGAATGGTACTTCTGATATCGCATTTGAGAATATCAAAATTGAAGGCCAGACAATATTCCAATTATTTGCTGATGTGCAATTTTATGACTATACAAAGCATCCGAGCCGTAATCTGGCCGGAAAAACGGCCGGTAATTACGATTTAACTTATTCATTCTCTGCTATTACGCCGAAGGTAATCAGCATTAAAGGACTGACTAACACAGCAAATAAGCGCACGGCCGTGGTTTTTCAGAATAGAAAAGATATACCGGAAACTTTTCGCGGATGGACTGTTATCGATGGCGACGACACGGACGTTCGTCATATTGAGCCGGTCGGTGTGGTGGTGGCTTTATATGCGAAGGGTAAAGCGCGCAAAGAGCAAAACGGCTTTGTACAAATTAAAGGGAGGGACTATTAATGGCAACTATTACAGCGAAATACGCCGGCCGGTGTGCCACTACCGGCGCTCGGATTATCGCCGGCGATCTAATCGAATGGAACCGTGGCCGTGCTGTATTGATCAAGCGCGCGCCCTCCGGTGTCGCATCGATTACGTTAATCGGTGAACAAGGCGCGAAAACTTTTTACCGAAATAATCGCGGCCGGTGTGAGGACGCGCCGTGCTGCGGGTGCTGCACGATATGAATACTTTTATCGAATTTATGGCCGGTGTGGCCGGCTTTGTTTTGCTCTGGCTCTTTTTTTTCTTTCTTTTCCTATTGTGAAAGCTTACTGCTATGAAAAAAAATTATCGCGTAGTTGGATATAAAAAACCTGAATGGCTGTTGCGGATTGAAGCGGATCGCGCGCGCCAAGCTCGCTCGGCCGATATCCAAGCCGCTGTCATCTTTGCTGCTGCTGTCGTTTTCTTGGTTGTCTGGGTCTCTTTTGGTCTTCATTTTTTGCGAGGTGTGTAATGTATAAGACAGAATTTCCTGATTTTGTGCTCGATGTAGCTATTCCGGCCGGCTTTGTTGATAACTCGTGGCATAACAATGTCATGCCCTGTTGGTATCGTGAATTACCGGATGAAAGAATGATGGTTTTGTGGATTGACTATGCGGATCCGGCTTTGCGTGATCATCCGTACAACGTGCGTTTTGTTTTGCATTTGATGGACTCGTCATTGACTGACATCGAAGAAAGCTTCGCGTCGAATGAATTAAACGAGGTTCTAGAGCAACTGACGGACTTTTTTCCATACATTAATCACACCTATGACGAGTTAATGAAGGCAAAGAATGACATCTGGAGTCGAGTCCCTGATAACGATCACGCGCGCAGCTTCCAAGAGTGGGATTCTGTGACCGCTATCGATGATGAAATACTCGCTCGCAGCTTAACTGTGGAGGCTTTCTGATGCCTATCCTGACCCCTCGCATATCAAAAAACAGCCAGACCAGACTGCGTATGCTTCTGACTGATGCTGATAGTGCAGCCTGTGCCAAGTCGTTTTCAGATACTTGGCGCACTACTGTTACTGATCAAAACACCGGCCGCAGGTATGTTGTCGAGTCCGCTCCGTGCGGCCTCCGCTGCCATTGTGATGCCGTTATTGTGAAAGAACTAGCCAACGAGGTGACAGCATGAAGCTTAACGCGAACGATAAAGCCACATGGATTAAAACAATATGGGACGCGCTCGACAATCACCGCGAGACCTGCGACCTACTTAATGCGCCGATAGATGATGCTGCGTGGGATGACATCTGCACAGCGATGGCATGGATTGCAGAAGACATGGAGGTAGATTCAGATGAATAACGAACGTAATATTAATTGGCAAAAAATAGAACTGCCAACAACGAATGAACGTAATGAGTACGTTGCCATAGTCATGAGCCGCGAGTTACTCCGGTTCTGCAAAGAAAATGACCTGCCGTTTGATAGTGCGGATGACCTCGTCCACCGCGAAGACCTGACGGACTTTCAATTCGGGTGGCTGATAGGCTACTGCCGCATCTGGGAGGGGCTTATCGAATGAAAGTCCTAGACCTGTTCTCGGGCATCGGGGGGTTTTCCCTCGGGCTTGAGCGCGCAGGTATGCAGACCATTGCATTCTGCGAAGTTGACCCAGTATGCCGACAGGTATTGCGAAAGCATTGGCCTGTCGTTCCTATTTTCGAGGACGTTAAAACCCTTTCAGCGAAAGATATACATGAAACAATTGACGTTATATGCGGAGGATTCCCCTGCCAAGATATCAGCGTTGCCGGACTCGGAGCCGGACTTGCGGGCGAAAGATCAGGTCTCTGGTATCAGTTCCACCGACTCATCAAAGAAACGCAGCCGAGGTACGTCATCATTGAAAATGTTGCAGCCCTTCGCGCTCGAGGATTGGACGAAGTCCTCCGCTGCCTCTCTGCGCTCGGGTTTGATGCGGAATGGCACTGTATACCCGCTCGCTCCGTTGGCGCTCCTCACCAAAGGGACAGAGTATGGATCGTGGGCTACTCCGACAAGCTTCGACGCAGTAGCACCGAAAACAGCCAGAGCAATCATCAAAGACATGACCGAAGTTCGAGCGGGGCGAACGTCACCGTCGAATCTGCGCGACCAAGTTACATGGGGGCAGACCTATGCGGAAGTCCGGCAGAAGTTATGGCCGACACCCTCCGCGAGGGATCACAAGGGAGGCTACATTGGTGGGCGAATGCGCAACGGCAAGGTGAGCTGGGATACCTTGGACGTTGCAGTTCAATGGACGGACAACCAATCGAAAACTGGTGGGCAGTTGAACCCAGCGTGGGTCGAGTGGCTAATGGGGTTTCCGGTAGGACACACAGACTTAGGCAGCTAGGCAATGCAGTAGTTCCACAAATCCCTGAGCTTATAGGCAGGGCGATACTTCAATACGAAAGCGAGATCACACAATGAAACAATTAGTCGATGGAAAAGTTTGCAACACAGAAACTGCTACACAGATTGCTACTTGGAGTAACGGATTAAACAGTAACGACTTCAATTCTTTATGCGAGTCTCTTTATAAAACAAAAAATGGAGTGCTGTTTCTTTTTGCAAAGGGCGGTGCATCGACATGGTGTGCTGCAAGAGTAGGAAATTCTCGTACTGCGGGAGTCAAGTTTATGTCTTTCTCTAAACAGGATGCAATAGAGTGGGCGGAGCAAAGATGTATTGATCCAGACTTAATATCTTTAGAACTTAACCTAGAAGAAGCATAACAGGAGGTCACACAATGAAATATAAATACGTTTGCAAAACTTGCGGTAGCGATGAAGTTTTTGCCGATGCTTGGGCTTCATGGTCACCAGAAACAAATCAATGGGTGCTTGAAACCGTTTTTGATTACAGGCATTGTCAAACCTGTGAAGGCGAAACAACTTTGAAAAAAGTTGAGTTAGACTTAGTTGATGAATGACAACCATCCCGCCACGTTTTCCATTCACATCATTGAGGATGCGGATGGGAACGTGCGCGTAATCTCTGACTGGTCAGGCAAGGGCGACCGCTGTCTCTCGCTTGGAATAGAGATCATGCAGTCGCTGAATGCCGTGTCAGTTTTTACTGAAGGCCAATTGTCAATGGGACAGGCTTTCAGTTCTACGACTGAGCATTGACGTTAGACTCTGCGTGAATGCAAACAAACCGAGGCGCTGATGATAGTCATTAGCGTCCTCTCCCACCGTGTCACTCATCCAATACGGCCAGCCAATTTCTTTAGCTACCCGCTCACCCGTTCCAGACTCGTCGTTGTCAGCAATGACCAGGCCGGCCTCCAGGGTGGCCGCCACCTTCACCATGTTGCCGGCACTAAAGCATACGTGCAGGTTATACCGCCGCTTCATTTGTTTCATCGCAATGCGAATGCTTAATGCCGTAGCGTAACCCTCACACAAAATGTTCATGCCTTTATTGTCGAAGTTAAACGTGGCGTTGTTAGTACGTTGGCCGTATAAGAATTTCTTCTGGCCGTTCTCGTCTATCTGTTGGAGACCGACGAGGTTGCCGTTCACCCGCATAGGTATCAGCAATAATGGTTTGCCGTTCTGCCATAGGACATTACCTTGCTCGTCTTTGAATCCTTTTAATTCCAGATACGGGTGCGTACTGTTGCCGCTGCCGTTCAACATGGCGACAGCTCGTTGCATAGCCTGATGTTGTCGCTTCTTCTGCTCATCTTCTGCTTTGCGTACCGATATCATTGCTACCGTTCGATCTATCTGCACAGGACTATCCGGTTTCCAGATGGATACGACAGTCGATGTCGCATGATTCTGAACAAACCCGTGTGTCAACATATACTTTACCGCACCGTTCTTGCTGCGTGGATGATCGTCCGTGCCGTACCTTTTCCATACGCCGACAGGTGGCAGGTCGTGAATGATGATGCCGTGACCACGACAGAAGTCTAGAAAGTCCATGTCAGTCTCCACAGAAACAAGCGATAGACTCTTCATCGGTAAACAGTTTGGTCTGCTCTTCCGTGAACTGTGCCATAGATGCATACGATGGTCTGTCATTCCTGAACCTGCCACCGTCACCTGTCGCAAACTTGCTTGATTGCACCATGGTTTCCATCTTCGCCCACCACACCGCGCGCTCTGGCTTCTCTGCGATCAAGCTTAGGATGATGTTGCCACCCTTCAGAAAGCACAGGTCACAGTTGCCATGCAATGTCTTGCCACCTATGTTGGATAGCTTCAAATCAAACGAATGTTCTTTCCAAAACTTCCCGACATCGCCGGCCGTGATACCTGCTGTTACCAATGGCACTCTGCTGCGGTCTACCTTCGCAGCTCTACGCATTTCATCTGCGCGGATGCCCATCCAATCCTGTGTCTCGTTATGCTTCGACCATCCGATAGACTTTAGATACCTGTGGATGGCTCGGATCTTTAACTCGATGGTGCAGAACCTGGTGACAGGGTTAGGCAAATACTTTTTCTTGATGATCAGTTGCTCGAACGGCTCACCATTACGACTAGCTGTCTCAAAGTCTACGACCTTGAACCTGTCTTTGGTTTTCTCTGCGTCTGTGTACTCTATCCAATGTATCTTCACGCCCCAGTTTATGCCGCAGTCACGAACGAACTCGAGCGTGGCTTCCTCTTCCTTGCCTGTGTTGGCAAAGCATACGATGGCATCTTCAGGTAGTCCGTTGTTGCTTTGGAGTACACGCCACAACAGATATGCTGATGTCCTGCCGCCCGAGAATGATATGCAAGTCGGCTCTTTAATTACAAATGGGTCTCTCATTATTTACCTATCGTGCGGAAGAATTGTTTAAGCTTCTTGTCTACGAACCTGCGCGTGTTGTCGCTCGGCATACACGGTGTGTCTTCCTTCAACCCTCGAGGCCACACACCGAACTTGTCTTTGTATGTGTGAGCTGCTCGTCCTGCACTCCAACCTTGGACACGGATATACCAAAGCATCTCATTCCAGAACTGCTGTTTACCCTCGCGCAATGCAGGGCCAGTAAGTTCTACCAACTCGCCGCGCATACTAATTATTTTGTTCTTCTTCTCTTTCACATGGCCGCAGTTGTAGCAAGTATCAGAGTTGGCCGGCCACAACGCAGCGCACTTAGGACACTTAGCTTCCTGCTTTTCTTTCTCGCTAGGTTCCCGCTTGGCTTTCTCTTTACCCTCGTTCAGTTCTTCTACGCCCTGCTCGTATACGTCATCCCACTCTTCTCGAAAGCGCAGGTAGTTACCGCTGTGATCGAGCCAGACTGCAAAGTCTTTTCCCTCATGACCACGCATCACACGCCCCATCTGTTGGATGTGGGAAGACAGGCTCTTACTGAATGGACGCGCAGACACACCGATCATCACATCGCTGACGTCGAATCCTTTCGTCAAAATGTCTGTAGCAATCAAGCCATCTATCTTTGTATCTGGTTTGCTGAAGTCTTCGATGACCTGCTTCTTCCATTCGTCATCATCTTTGTAGCTGATGCAGATGAAATTAAATCCGCTCGCTTCAAACTTGCGCGCCAGATGTATGCCGTGATCTACACCACTAGCAAAGACAATCGTCTTGCGTGGGCCACCGAATATCTCAAAGGTTTTCTTTTCCCACTCTTGCACGACATCACCGGTGATCTTCATGCCGCGAGTACTAGCTTCTGCTTGGCTCCACTCTCCGGCTATTTTCTTCGCACCCTCCATGTTGATCTCCTTCGCTATAAATACACGAAGAGGAACCAACACCTTGTCATCTACTAGCTGCTTAGTAGTAACGACAGAGACTACGTTGTCGTATATCTTTCCAAGCCCCTTGGTAAATGGAGTAGCAGTCAACCCGATCACTCGGATATCAGGATTGTCTTTGATGAACTGAACTGTTTGCTCGCGTGTTTGATGGCACTCGTCCACGATTAAAAGGTTTAACCCTGGGAACGAACCCCTGCGCTCAAGTGTTTGAGCCGAGCATACTTGGATGGATTCATAGGGACGATATCTCCAATGGCCTGACTGCATTACGCCATGGTCTATCTTGTACTTCTCTAGTCGCTTACTTGTTTGATCGCAGAGAACGATGCGGTCTAATAACATCGCCGCTTTGTTGCCTTTGCTTTTTGTTGCGGCCATCAGGGCGATAGCCATCTCTGTCTTGCCCGCACCCGTGGGTGCATATAACACTTGGCACTTCTTTCCCTTAGCAAATCCTTCACGCAAGGCAGCAAGGGTCTGCTCCTGATAGGAACGTAGGTTAAGCATAACTCTCCTCTTTGACTGCCAGCACTAACCCGCCGGCGTGGGCATAAACTACTTACCTTCTATCTTATTCAACTTCTTTTGAAGCATAGCTACCTGCTTCATGAGTTGTATGTTCTCTGACTGAAACTGATCACGCGAATTAGTCATAGCCCTCAATTCTACCTCTAGCATACGGATCTGTGCGCGCAATTCTGTGATGACTGACTGTGCTTTTTCTTTTTCTACATCATCAGAACTTGCAGACTGTGCAATTGCTAATTGATCGCGCAGGTCTTCGTTCTCTTTCTGTAAATTATTTGCCGCTGCCTTCTGCATTTCTTTGTCTATCGCTGCTTGATCAAATACTTCTGCGGGCTCGTCGCGCTTGGTAGCAGGACGCATAGTCTGCTCTTTACCTTCGCGGCTGTACTTAGTTTCTTTCTTAATAGCACCCAACTCTTTACGGATAGCAGCAATCAACATGGAACTTACGTTGCAGTGTCTGGCTATCTCACGATCAGCCCAGTCTTGCCACTCTATATCTGTCAACATGATGATGACTGACTTGCGCTTATCTGCATTGCTGCGGCGCAGACCATGCGTGTCATTTACTCCAACTGAAAAGAGAACTGTATCTCGCAGCGTACCTTCTCTTACCTCGCACAACATGTTCGGCGAACCGATCTTGCTGTTAGCAAAGTAACGGTGGAAACCATCGCCCAAAAAATACTCTGCACCATCAAAAAAAACAATCGCGGCAGGGAATTTAGCGCCATCTTTTATTAGATCGGCGTACTCAGCTATTACATTTTGATCTATCTTCTCGCGGCTCTGTGTGCCGGCATCTATTCTTATTTTGTCTAGACTAAGATTCATTAAGTTCATTCTATTTCCCCAAGTAAATACGCAGCACATGCCGCAATAATTATTAACAACACACCCATGCCGATCATGATTCCCCCCAACAAAGTTAACGCCTCAAATGTTTCCATGATTCACCTCTATATCAATAGATATCTATAGACTGGATTAGCAAAACTGTAGTTCTCTTTATCTATCCGGCTCCATTGGGCAGCATTAACCAGATTTGCAGACGGACAGCTAAAGTTTTCTTTAGCATCCACCATCTTCATGAAGTTAGCCAGTATGTTTTTGCAACTTGTCTTGCGTCCGTAGCTATGGTGATATCCACCATCCAGCTTGTTGCTTTCGTCCACAACATACGCATCTAGCGCAGACACAGCCGCGCCTACATGTTTGTCATCCGATAGTACGTACCGATGGTCACATCTACGCGCCATCCATTTCAAATCACGAAGTAAGAACCCCATAGGTGGCAAGATAGTTTCTGTCTGTAACTTGTCACCACCTCGCACGAACATCACGCCAGCCGAATCTATGTCGCTTGCGGTCGAAGCAATACAGGCTATGTCTTCCACAATGGCTGTGTACCACCGCTGTTTATGATCACCCAGACAGGCAGCAAGCCTGTCATCTGCATTAAGCCAGAGACGGCGCATGGAATCAAAGTCAATCTTTGGTAACTCTCCATCCTTGGTAAACTCAAACGTGTCGCAAAAGATATCCTCAAACGGTTCGTCGTATCCCCACCAATTACCAGATAGATCAACCAACATCCTCTTACCCTGCATCTCCGCAATAATTTGCGCAGCTATGACGTTTTCAATGACGCTAAAGAATCCACTGTTGCGTGGGCGGTAAGAGACCACATCAACCGGAGAAACAACATCAACATTGTCCTCTGTGAAACCTTGATACAGACGCCATTGATCTTCTGTGATGCCCCATTTGCGGGCTGAATGCTCAAACCCCAAACACCCGACCAGATCCTGCTTGTAGAAGAAATTACTGGGTAGCTTGGCAGGTATCATTCTTTCTATCGTTGACCAACTAACCTTGCCCCAGAAGTACATCCTCGCAGCCACAGCAGGTAGTCTGTCGTTAAGTGGAAATCTTTCCGCCAATGACAGCAGCAACCCGATAGAACGGTGACAGTCGCCGTTGATCTCCGCAGCCAGTGTGTTTACTAGGTTGACGAATGCGCCGTGGAAATCATGCGTCTCGTCAGCTAGTTTGTATCTGTTGAACTGGATCATAATTAGTCCTTGTCGTTGTTTATTTCTCGTATCTCATGCGCCGTTAATTGCGGGTCTAAGCGGTTACGTATTTCACGAATAGGCTCGTTAGCAACCCCAAAGAAATGAGAATGTAAATTGTTTTGTTCAAGGGCTTCTACTTCGTGCAGCAACGCCCTCTTCGCCTGTTCTTTTAACCTAGCTGCATGTTGACTGTTGTGCTTGCCAGCACCTGACTGCTGCGCTCGTGCTACGTAGTTACGTGGCTTCATTCCACCCTCCCCATGATCCGCTCTGATATCTCCATAGCTGGGTACTGTACGTCCCGCATGGCGTGGCAGATGATGGCTGCTCGTTCACGTTCCCGCTCCACTACTGATTTCTCTAGCCGATCTGCAAACTCGCGCAGATGATCCTTGATCCACTCTCCTTCTTTCATATTTATCTCCTTTGTTTTGATCTGCCTTTTGTTACTGCCCACTGATTCCCTGTGTTTTGTGCTTCAATATTTTCACGAAGAAATGCAGTCCTCCTGCGATCCGCTCGACTCTTTCTCTTAATAAGTTTTCTTTCGTTTTGACTTATCCTGTCTGTGGCTTGGCATTCTAAGTTTGTCATCCAGTCCAACGTCTTTATATCGTGCGTCTTATCCGTATCCCACAACCTGTCGGCTAACGGCTTCAGAAATGAACCCACAAATACCTGTACCCGCATAGGCGCTCGTGGTGGCTGGCGCTTTAAACCTTCCTCTGGAATATCCATCTTGTAAACCTTCAGCCAATACCACAACATGCCTAGAGTCTTGTCAGCCCTGAAAGCTTTTATCAACATCGCGTCGTAGATTCTCTGTTTATCCATGTCCCCTCCCTAGATATAGGGTTACATTACTACCAGATTTATTCCATGTCAACAGTTAGTTCCTGTCTGATCACATCTATTGCATCTTATGCTTCTAGGTTCCCCATGGGTGATAGCCCACCCCTAGATGCGAAGCACACACAAAGGGACTATCACTCCATGCCCATATCCTAACTGCTGGATACTAGCAAACCCGTAGGGCAGCGATTATCTCGATGGGGAAGATGTCTATCACCACTGGCCTCCCCCTCTTGTGCTATCCCTCGCTGACAGGTAGCGTAGCTCGCAGGCAGGTGAAACCTCGGCTAGTGTTTTCTCGATGGCAGCCCATGCAGGCTCTCTAACTATCGTGATCGGGACGGTCACTAGCTAACTGCTTGATGGTGGAGGCTGGCACCGATCTCCAACTTACAGGCTTCGGAAGCTGGGTGAGAACAGCTCCGTACACCACCATCAAACAGTCAGCACCAAAGAAAAAACCCATAAGGTTTGGCTCTTCGTGTGACGGCACGCCCTTTCGGGGAAAGAACCAAAGCTTATGGGCTTTAGCGTTGTCTCTGCCGTCACAGTGACAGGCAAATAGTAAATCAGGAAAAGATTATATGCAACTGGTTGTTGGCACCCACCGTCCAGGGCAAAATCATCTCCGCTTTCACAATATCTTGTGAGTACCAACACGGCTGAGGACTGCACTTAAAGTCGGAACGTGTCCGGCAGGTCTATAGCCCTTCAATCCTCATGCGTCTTGATACAAAAAGAACCCCACCGAAGTGGGGTGAAGAGTCGTCCCTTACGACTCAAGCGAGTGGTACTCACCAACCAGGGAGGAGACCACAGGAGAGTGATATCTGGCTGGCTTTCCCGATACAACAATAGCACACCAAAAATTACTTGCAACAGTTGTCAAACATTTACTGTAAGAACTTACAGTAATACTTTAACAACATACAACAGTTACAACAACATCAAAATATCTGTTGACCGGAACTACATCTAGGCATATTATACTACTACATCTAGGGAGGGTGTATATGAAACTTACGAATAAATTCAATTTGCCGGAGACGTTTGTTAACGTCATCAAACGGCCTCAGTACAGTAAAGGCAGCAGCGAGATCAGTGTCACAGAGATCCTGTCACCACCGCAATTAGTTCTACTCCGCCGCCAACATCAGGAAGATATCGAGCAAGATGCTAGTGATATGGTCTGGTCGCTGTTTGGATCTGCTGTCCACAACATTCTTGAACATGGCAAGGACGATCACCACATAGTTGAACAGAGGTTGTTCACTACCTTTGAAGGCTGGTCTATATCTGGTGCCATAGATTTACAGAAAATAATAGATGGCAAGATACTTATTGCCGACTATAAGGTAACCAGCGCGTGGGCAGTCCAGCAGGAGAAGCAAGAGTGGATAGACCAGTTGAATCTCTATGCTTGGCTAGTCGAGCGTACACAGGCTACCGAAGTGGGAGCGCGCACATCTGATGGAATAGTTAGCGGCTTGCAGATCATCGGCATCGTGCGGGATTGGAGCCGTAGAGAAGCAGCTCTTAAAGATACCTACCCACAATCACCGATAGTTACTCTTGATATTCCACTCTGGTCATACGAAGACCGTGAAGAGTTTGTACGCCGCAGACTTACTTTGCACAACGAAGCTAACTTTGCAGCAGTCTCAGGTGATATGCCTGAGTGTACGTCAGAGGAAATGTGGGAAAAGAAGACTACCTATGCTGTTATGAAAGAAGGTGGCAAGCGGGCAAAGAAAGTCTTTGAGATTAAAGAAGACGCAGCGGTATTTGCGGGACAGCAAAAAGAATCACACTACATAGAAACTAGAGAGGGCGGCAGGACACGATGCGATAGCTTCTGTCAGGCAGCGCCTTTCTGTGGGCAGTACCAGAAATACTTAAAGGAGAAAGTATGAAAGCAATAGCATCGGCGCTAGTAAAAGCGCAGCGTGAATTTGGCCCAGCACTGAAGTCCAGCACGAACCCACACTTTCGCAGCAAGTATGCGGATCTGTCGGCGTGTATCGAGGCGGTGATTACTGCGCTAAACAACAACGGCATCTACCTCATGCAACTGACAGATGAGCATGATGGTGGTGTGAAGGTATCTACTACTTTTATTCACGAGTCAGGTGAACAACTGTCGGCTGGCAGTTTGTTCATGCCAGCAATCAAGCATGACGCGCAGGGCTACGGTTCAGCTTTGAGCTATGCGAGAAGGTATTCGCTGATGGCAGCCTGCTCTCTCGCGACGGAGGATGATGATGGCAACCAAGCAACAAGGACTGCGCCGGTTGCGCAGCCGATTAAAGCAACGCCGAAACCCCAAGTGGATGCCGATAACAAACCAGCTCAACTACCGGCTGTGGTTAAAGGAAAGGAAAATAGTCAGTGGCAGCTTAAGGTTTCTTCCGACCCTGGAACGGACTGGGACGATTGGCTTTCTGTCGTGGTTACGCAAACTGTCTTCGCGCTTGACATGGCGCAGAACAAAGAAGATGTGATGACTGTCTGGCGCACGAACGCCAACATCTACAAGATAGTAGAGCAGCGTGACAGCATGGCTTACCCAGAACTGACAGCAACATTTAAAACGTACAAGGAGTCTTTTGATGAACAAGTATCCAAATAGTGGGAAGCTGAACTACAGCAAAAACAAAGTCAACGAGAAGAGTCCTGACTTTTATGGCGAGGTTGTGTTTGAGCGTCAGCTTCTTCGTAAGTTGTTGGATGAGACAGATCAGGATGATATCCCTGTGAAGTTATCCGGCTGGAACATGGAAGGTAACTACGGGCCATGGATACGGGTAAGTGTTAACACATGGAAGAAGGAAGAATCTGTCAATACCCCACCGCCGCCATCTTCACCGCCCGTTAGTGACGAAGACATACCTTTTAATTAGAACGGGTCTATAATGGTTGTACTTCAAAGCACAGGAGGTACAACATGATTCGTTCAAAAGTATGTTTTAAGTGCAGCGTTGATAAGCCACTAACCGAGTATTACAAACACGAGAAGATGGGTGATGGGCATCTTAATAAGTGCAAAGAATGCACCAAAAAAGATGCTAATCAACATCGGTCGGATAACTTGGAAAGGATTCGTGAATATGACAGGCAGCGTGGAAAACTTGCAAAGCGTATTGCTGGCAATACAGAAATTACAAGAGCGTGGAGAGCAGAAGATAAAAGAAGGCAGCAAGCCCACTCGGCTGTTGCTAAGGGGCTGCGACATGGAACTATTTTTAAAGAGCCATGTTGTAGATGCGGAAACGAAAAAAGCCTTGCTCACCACGATGACTACGATAAACCGTTAGACGTTATGTGGCTATGTCAACCATGTCATAAACAGCGGCACAAAGAACTTAAAGAAGAATTTTAGGAGGATATATGAGTAAAGAAGAAAAGATTGTAGATCCGTGGGTTCATCGTTCTGAGGGCATGCGATGCCGTACTTGCATTTGGTACGTGCCAAAAGTTCTAACGGCAAAACTAGGCGAAACAACTGTAGGAAGATGCCGCCGTCATGCCCCGACAATGAATGGTTATCCAGTTGTTTACATCACCGATTGGTGTGGTGATCACAGGATAGACGAGAACAAAATCTGATGGCAGCCAGTCGATCCCCCACCCAGCGTAGCCTTGAATACCTTCGGGAGCAGGGCTACCACTGTGAAGTAGTAGAGAAGTGGAACGCTTGGACGAAGCAGCGAAAAGACCTTTGGACATGGTGCGACATCCTAGCTATCCGAAAAGGTGAAGTGCTGGCTGTGCAGGTGACAGCAGCAGACGTAGCTAAACGGATACGGAAGATTCAGGAATCAGAAACGGTGGCGCTGGTGCGGGATGCAGGAATCAGGATCGAAGTCCACGGATGGACTAAGCGGGCTAACGGCAGGTATGCAATCAGAGTGGAGGATATATCTTAATAATGGCAACTCTTATTCAGGACAAAACTCCAGAGGAACGCAAAGCGATTGCAGCAAAGTCAGTTGCAACCCGCTTAGCGAACATTGCTAAGAGGAAAGCCGAGGATGCCGCGTATGAACAGCAGGCGAAAGAATTAAAGTACGGAATCAAAAAGCTTGAGGAAGAATTTAATCGCCTTACAAAAGAAGTACAAAGAGAGGTGAAGTTTGGAGAAGCGGTTAGAAGGTTAACCTCTGATGTACTGTTAAGAGAGCATGAGATTGTTGAACATGCTGTGCCTTTGCATACAGCTTGCGGGATTTACTTTCTTATCTTTGAAAAAAAGATTGTCTATGTTGGGCAGTCAACCAATGTATTTAGTCGCATATTTTCTCATGTGCAGCTTAAGAAATTTGATTCGTATGTTTATATGCCGTGCGAAAAAGATATGTTGAATAAGTTGGAGTCTTTATACATTCACTTCTTATCGCCGCCATTGAACGGCAACTTGCATAGCGGTAGTAAGGTGGCTCCTCTGCCATTGAATGCTTTACTTAAATAGACGGAGAAGAACGGTGCCTGACATAAAACTTTATGACTACCAGCGAATAAACCATCCGCGAGTCAAGTGGACAACGAGTTATCCGATGCCAATAAAAAACTCAGACAGCCTGCGCAGCAATGTTCCGTGGGTAGATAACCACATGCTCTGCTGCTACTTTGATGACAAAGAAAAACTTATCGGCGTCAGGTTTGTTTACCAAGATGGGAAGTATGTGGATTTGATAGAGGTGGCAGATGATTAACTTGTTCATGTGGCTGTGCAAAACAACAGGACACTTAATCCGCACTGAGTACCCAGAAAAAAGCGAAGGTGTTTATGACCATTGCCAGATTTGCGGGACATTAATTAAGAAGGTGACAGATGGAGACTAGCCAGTTTGAAGCGGTAAAGGTAGGGCTGAAGCAGGATAACTCCGGCTACATCTTGACCTTACGTATACACCCAGATGAGATACCCGAGGTCATCGCTCGTGATTATGTTGGCGCTAGATACATGACCGTGATGGTGCGGTTGAATGAAGAAGAGCGCCCGATGAACAGAGAGCAAGAGTTAGCTAAAGACATGGTGCGTATCTCTGGGATGCTGTGCCGCGATCCACAGTTCTGGGAGTTCTTATCCGAGGCTGGTGGGATCATCGAGAAATCAGAAAAGGAGGCAACAGAATGGCTCAAGGATCATTTAAAAGTAGAAAGCCGCAGCGACATAGCGAAGAGTCAAGTGGCGACGGAAAAAATGCTGGGCGTAAAACAGGAGTTTACGGCGTGGAAACAAAACGGTTAATCCCATACTCAGTCCATCTGTCCGAGGAAGTCTATCTCGCGTTAAAGGAAAAGGCTAAAGCCCGCCAAGCATCGAGCTTGGTACGGGACGCTATCACCATGATCTTGGAAGGTAACGACAGCTTTAACTCTGGCTACAACAAAGGTATCAGAGACGCGATGGATGTGATTCACAAAGATCCACATGCTTCCATGATCAGCATAGAAGACCAGCGCCTAGCCGACAGACTGATAGATCAGTTGGAAGGTATGTTGGAAAACATGTGATAAGGTAATTATTCCGTGTTTTCAAGGAGACAACTATGTTACGAGACGGTAAGTTTATTAAAGAAGATCCACCACGAATTGGTTCCCACTATGTCCCACAGTTCTATCAATCTGTTATGGGAAGCGAGCCAACGGTGGAGTACCAAGGCCGCTGGCAGAACGTACATGAGAAGTACCTGTCGTCTATAGATGTAGGTGCGTGGGTAATCATGTTCTATGCCGCTATAGGCGTAGCACTGACTATCCTGCGGGCGGTGTTTGACTGGCTTATGAGATGAGTCGTAAGTTATTTGAAGCAGTAAACAAGGTAGCGGAGGAACTGGATCTTATCTACGCCCCAGACTCCGCTTCTTGGGACTTGATGCGTAGCTTGGCAAAAGTTTTAGAGAGGCAAGAGCGAGAAAGATGCGCAGTTATTTGCGACAAGATGGGACTGCCAGACGCGGCAGCAAAAATAAGGGGAGAGTGATGAAGAAACTATTGATAGCACTGATGTTGATCTGCGGTACAGCACATGCACAAGAAGAATGGTGGGAGAGCGCAAATGAATCAGGCGGCAAGATTGTTTTGTTAGGTTATGAATGCAGTAGTAGGCCAGAACAAAAGACGCTTAAAAGAATGTACGCAGCACACAAGAGCGGTCAAACAACATGGGGATGCTGGAACTTTTGGTCTGATCAAGTACACGTTGTTTACGACGATGGCGCTTCCTATACCTATGACCCAGCATTGTTTGTACGGAAGGTGAAGAAATGAAAGTCGTAATCCAGAACCACTACGAGTTCATAACAACAGACGGTTACCTGTTTAAGAATGAGAACAGCGACATAGGTCACAACCTGTTGCGCCCGTGGGTACAGCTCTATCAAATGGCTAAGGACGTAGGCATAGAGTTATACACGCCGGATCAAATAGACCTGATGACGGTAGACCTAGCCATCTTTATGGACAGGCCAAAGATCGAGCCTGATATTCCAGGGGCTAACAAGATACTGATTCTGTACGAGCCAGAAGCTGTGCTGCCGGACAACTGGGACGAGGCGTATCACGACAGGTTTGACAAAGTGCTGACTTGGAATGACAAGCTGGTCAACCGTCAGAAATATATCAAGCACAACTTCACCGTTGATTGGACTGACCGTTTTATCCTCAGAGGAAATGAGGATGAGTTCAACAACCGCAAGCTACTGTGCTTAATGCAGACAGCTAAGAACAATAGCCATCCCAACAGCCTGTATCCACGCCGGATAGAAGCTATCCAGTGGTTCCAACAGAACGCTATGTTTGAGTTTGATCTCTGGGGTAGAGGCTGGCCTATCCAATCTTTTCCAGTTTGTAAAGGGGTGACAAGTAATAAGTTAGCCACCTACAGCAAGTACAAGTTTGCGCTGACATTTGAGAACTGCGACAACGCGCCAGGCTACATCTCAGAAAAGATACTGGACTGCTTCATGGCAGGGATTGTTCCTATCTATTGGGGTGCGCCGAACGTCACCAACCATATTCCGGCTGAGTGTTTCATAGACATGCGGGATTTCAAAAGCTACGACGAGCTGTACATGTATCTCAAAGGCGTAAGTTTCCAACGCTACACAGAATACTTGGAAGCTATAGATGAATTTATCCGCTCGGACAAGGCTAACCAGTTTGACAGCAACGAGGAAGTTAAAGATTTACTTAGATTGATAGGGAGCTACTAATGCCTACATCAAAAGTCATTATTGAAAAAGCTCGCGAACGTGCAATGCTTGTTTATAAATATCGCAAAGAAGGAATGATATTTAAAAAGATAGGCGAACAGCTTGGTGTGTCATCTACTAGAGCGCAGCAATTATTCTGGAAAGCAGACCGCTTGTTAAAAGCTGAAGAGGAAAACAAATGAGTTTAAGCGTAGCAGTAATCACATCTACCCGTGGCAGGGAAACAATCAAGCAGGCTAACGAGTCAGTTAGAAACCAGACTTACCCAGCTACGCACTACGTCTTTGCTCACGGTATGGACTGCTGGTATGCGGTGGACAACAACATAAAGGATGAGAATGCACAAGTGGTTTATCTTCCTCGGGCTAACGGCGGCGGTGGTTATGGTATGGCTCCCGTTTTTGCTCTGGCTCCTTTCGCTGTAACGGAAGACATCATGTTCTACCTTGATGATGATAACTGGTACGAGCCAGACCACATCGAGTCGCTGGTGGAAATGATAGAGAAGCATGACCTCGGCTGGGCATACAGCTACAGAAAGATTGTAGATAACGAAGGGAACTTTATCTGTGAAGACAAT